CACCTACGAAAGACATTGCGTCTTCGAAAGTCCAAGTTGACTTATTGTCAGTTATTGTTCGTATAGGTTATTAAGGAGTTTCCAATACTAACTCCGCCTGCATTCAAAGAACTACGACCGCTTGTCAAACGCCAAAACAGCCCCATATTTCTTAGTATAATACTAAAGAATTATCTATTTGGTCTAGAGCGACGGTAAATCTTTTCCAAACCTCGATTATCCCTAATAAATAACAAAAAAGAATTCGCCAAGATGGCCGAAACACTTTCACCAACATACAAGCTTTTTAAAGGCCTTAGTGTAAACGCTGGAGATCTATATAGAGAGTCTTATCAGTTTTTACAAGAAAAATTTAAGACAAAGGGCGAAATATTTACCCTAGCTTCGCCATTCGGTCAGTTACTGGTAGTTTTACACAACTTAACTGAGCTTATACTTTTTTATATTGAAGACTCTATTACTGAACTTAACATATATGAAGCGGCTCGCCCTTCATCTGTATATTCACTAGCCTCATTGGCTGGACACAATCCAAGCCGTGCGATTTCTGCAGCAGGTACAATTAATATCAAACCAAGTCCAAAGGTTGATTTTGAAAAGGTTCCAGGTAATAAGTTAATTTTTACTAAATACATGAATCTAAATTGTGAAAACAATGGATTAAATTATGTATTGGAAATGGCAGGTGATGAATCTCGCCTAGATATGAAAGGTACAATTGGTTTAAATTTTACAATTAGACAGGGAAGACTTCAACAACAAACCTATGGTGGAACCGGAGTTGCTTTTCAAAGTTTTCAATTAGGCTATCCAAATAACTTTTTAATTGATCAGTTTTTAGTTAACGTCTATGTTAATGGAGAAATATGGACTAAATATGAGTCAATGTTAGATATTCCAAGAAATGCTCAAGGATATGTATGTAAAACTGGTATTACTAATGGATTAGACATTTATTTTGGTAACGGATCCTTTGGAAAAATTCCAGAATCTGGCTCAGAGATTATTGTTGAATATTTAGTAACTGAAGGTAGCGTTGGTAATATTAATACTGATTCACTATCTGAATTAGTGTTTACCTTTACTGATACTGCTCTAAATATGATTGGGGAAGAGGTTACACTTTCTGATATGGTTACGGTAAGCTGTCTAAATGCCCCTAATTTTGGAACAGATCCAGAATCTTTAAGTTTAACTAGACTACTTGCGCCAAAAGCAAGTAAAAACTTTGCACTTGTTAATATTGATAATTATGAAGTCTTAATGAGAAAATTACAAATGTTTTCTTCAATTAGAGTTACATTAGATCCTTTGGATAATCGCGTAATTAATATTTTCTTGGTTCCAGATATCACAAAGATTTTTGCAAGAGGCGTTGATTATTTTAATTTAATTGAAGATAGATTTAAATTAACAGCATTTCAAAAAACTGAACTATTAAAATACATTAAGAAGTCTGGCACTGAAATGGTCTCAACCACAGTTAGATTATTGGACCCAACTCCAAGAAAATACGCACTAAATATCAGTTTAGTTACATTTTCTGATTTTGATAAAGATTCAATCAAAAGTCAAATTACAGATCAAATTGGTTCTTACTTTATTAATAGTACCCGTAAAGATCGTATTCCAAAGAGTGATTTAATTAAATTAATTGAAGGAATTTCTGGAGTAGATTCAGTTAGTATTCAAATTATTGGAGAGGCAAATGAAGCTTCTGCAATTAAAAATCCAACTTCAGTTAATCCACCACTAGTCGGGTTAGATTCGTATAATGATATTATAATTCAACCAAATGAATTTGCAATTATCAGAGGAGGTTTTAAAGATCGCACAGGACTAGTGTATGAGGCCGGTCTTTCTGACGATAAGTTATGTGCAATAAATGTATTCTTTAGGGATGAAACAAAATCTGTTTAATTATGAATAGAGATTCAATTTTTAGAAAATCAATAGAACGTAAAGAAAATCGTCTCTATGTGGGTTTTAGCTACAGAAATAAGATTATAGAAAAAACAGTATCTCCATATCTATTGGGAGTTTCAGCCTTTATGGATAAATTCTTACTAAAATTGGATGCAATCGTGTTTAACAATATTGAAGCGGTCAAAAAAATTAAAATATTTGCTAACCCAGCTCTGGATAAGAACGAGACAAAATTAAACTAAAGTCCAGTGATCAGCAAAGAGAAGAAAACACAAATAAAAAACGAACTCGAAAGTTTCTTAAGCACCTATTCTGGAGATACTTCAGAAAATGATATAGTCGACGATCGTTTTAATGAACTTGAGCAAAATCCTCCTATTGATTTTGATGAAATGAGTTCGGGTTTCAAGAAGAAAGCTCTTGAGATTACAGATTCCCTATTTAAATTTTATGTAGATTTAGGTTTAATTACTCAACACGATTACCTAAAACAAAAGAAAGAACTCGATAATATGAATATCGAGACCATGTTCTTTCAGCATAAAACTATTAAGATGGCGATTGAAAGAATTATGGAAGAAATAAATCAGGGTGCAGCACATCCCCGTTTATTTGAAGTAATGTCACAATTACAGGATCGTCTTACCACAGTTACTAAAACACAAGCAAACTATATGTTGTTCTTAGAGGATACGTACAAGAAAATGCGTAGTGAAGTTGATTCAAAGGGAGACCAGGCCGGTCTTCCTGCCTCTTCTGTAAATGCTATTCAGGCTGGAGACTATTATATTACAGCCGGTACCAAAAATATCATGAAGGAGATTGAGAGCGACGGTTTAAATAGTGATTTTGATAATAGGCTGACTAATCCAAATGAAAAAAATTCATTGATGACGGAAAGAGGCTTAGAGCATTTAATTGAAAAAGAAAATGACGATGAAGATTTAAGCTCAACTATTTTCGAAATCATCTAATTATGAAAGACTTTTTATCAAAAGGAGGAAGGACCAGTGTACAGGTATCTAGAATGGATGATACTGAAAATAGCGCGGTTTGGACTACAAAAAAAGTGGATCAGCTTCTACTAGACTTTGAAAATGGTTTAATTGATATTAAGACCATTAAGAATTCTCCATTTAAAGATAATGACCCTGCCTGGAAAAAACAAAATTTGGTTTTTGAATATACTCCAGAAGAACTTGAAGAAATTAAGAGATGCAAATCTGATGTAGGCTACTTTGCAAATAAGTATGCTCAGGTTTTAACTGAATATGGAGTAGAACAAATTGTTTTACGTGATTACCAAGAAGAAATTATTAAAGCATTTGGTGCAAACCGTTTTAATATTCTAATGGCAAGTCGCCAAATTGGTAAAACCGTAATGTCTGGTGTATTTGTTGCATGGTATCTTATTTTCCATACAGACAAAAATGTCTTAGCTGTAGCCAACATTGCAAGTACAACCAAAGAGGTTGTTGACAAAATTAAATCTATTTTTGAAAACCTTCCATTTTTCTTAAAGCCCGGTTGTATTTCAAATAACGTTATGTCGATGAAATTTGATAATGGCTGTAGATTAATTGGACGTACTACAACCAAAAATACAGGTATTGGTTTTACCATTCACTTACTATACATTGATGAGTTTGCGCATATTTCTCCAGCATATTTAGATTTCTTTTATCGAGCAATTTACCCTACTATTTCTGCATCAACTACCTCCAAGATTATTATTACGTCAACACCAAACGGTATGAATAGATTCTATGAAATCTATATGGATGCAGTAAATGGACTAAATACATATACTCCACTAAGAGTAGACTGGTGGCAAGTTCCAGGTAGAGATGATAAATGGAAAGCTGAAACTATTGCAAATATGGGATCTGAAGAAGACTTTAACCAGGAATATGGTCTACAGTTCTTTTCTTCTGATAGATTACTACTTTCGTCTAAAGATCTTAAAAAGATTTTTGGAATCATGACTAAATACGAAGAGCCTCTTAAAATTAATTGGGATCCAGAAGTTCTTGCCCTAATGGAAGGTAACTTTACCGTACATCCAAACCTAAAGGATTGGGATGAGCAGGATTTTCGAAATTCTCCAGATCGATATGTATTTTCAGTCGATACTGCAGATGGAACAGGCAAAGACTTTTCAGTTATTAATATATTTAAAGTTGCACCCCTTCCAGTTAAAATGTTAGAGCCAATTAAAAACCTAGTAAAAAGCGAAATGGATTGTCTTTCTCTTGTTCAGGTTGCAACTTGGAGAAGTAATAAGCAGACAATTAATGAATATGCCCAGGTTTTAGAATATTTAGTTTATAGACTTTTTAATTTTGAAAATCTTAAAGTCTTAATTGAATTAAACCATAAAGGAGATTTTATCCTAGATAAGATTGCAAATAATGAACAATATTGGCCAGGACAGTTAATTCATTCAAAACATACTGAAGCAACTAAATTACTTAAACCTGGTCTTAAATTAAGCGTTACCAATAAAATCAAATTTTGCGAACGTTTTAAATATCACGTTAATGTAAATAAGATTCTACCAAACGAAAGTAAAACTGTAATGGAATTAGGTTCATTTGGTCGATCTACTAATGGAACCTATCGAAGTCAAAGCGGAAACGATGACTTAGCAATGACATGTGTCAATACTGCAGCATTCTTTGATTCTCCAAGTTTTCTTGAATTAGGAACTGAAGTTTGGGATAGTACAAGTGCAGAATACCAAAGGGAAATAACTGAAAAAATCTTAAATTCTACTCAAGGTGAAGGTTCAACCAAGATTAGTTCAGATTTAGTAGGTTATCTAAACGATACTCCACAATTAAAAAAGCCTGGACAGCGTCAAGTCTTTGATGAAAATTATTTGGATTCATATAAAAGGACACTGTCTGGATTTTATGGAGATCAAAAAAATTAAACGTGAATGATTAATTTTGACTTAACTAGAGACAGGGACGTTATTTTTAGAAGAACTATTGCTGCTATACAGCATGCTCTTAAAAATGACGTAGATATTGCAGAGCTGCCTAGCGTTAAGGTTGCCGAATCTGAAATTGATGCATTCGTTTTAAGGGACGGATGGGAAGATGCTATTGAAAAAGCAAAAAAGCATTTTGAAAAAATTGAAGATTATGAAATGTGCCACACTTGTGTGTCGCTAATTGAAGAAATTAAAAAATCAAACTAACTAATGCAAAAATCCACTAAAAGAAGAGGTAACTCTACACAATCTATCCCAGAATTATTAAAGCAAGTTTCGCTTAAACCTTCACAAAAGGAGTATTGTGACAAAATCATGAACAATGATATTACGTTATGTCATGGACCAGCCGGAACTAGTAAAACCTTTGTTGCATGTTATGCATCAATGAAACTACATACAGAAGATAAGATTCAGCGTATAATTTTATCAAAGCCAATTCAAGAGTCTGGAGAAAAATTAGGATTTTTGCCTGGAGATATTAAAGAGAAAATCGACCCATTTATGGAAAGTTACCGAACTAACCTTGAAAAAATTATTGGTTGGGATAACTTAATTAAATTAGAAGGGGACGGTCTTATTGAATTTAGACCGCTTGCATATATGAGAGGTGCAACTTTTGATAATTGTTTAATGGTATTAGATGAAGCACAAAATGCAGATTTTAGACAACTGATGCTATTCATTACACGAATGGGAAAAAATTCAAAGGTCTTAATTTGTGGTGACGTTAGCCAATATGACATATCAAGAGACAAAGTGGCACTTCCAAAATTTATTGAAATGATGCAGGGAATTAAAGGAATGGGAATTCATACCTTTGGCGATTCAGATATCGTTCGTAATAAAATTCTAATAGAAATTGCGGAAAGATATGACGAGTGGAAGGCAAATAATAAAGTTAATTGGTAAATTAGTTAAGTACAATAACTCTATCTAGAAAATAATTTTTATGACAGGAAACAAAAAGGTCACAGGTTACGAAGATCTAAACCGCCGTCTCAATGATGAAATGCAGCAGCTTGCCGAAGCAATTGTTGCTAAAACTTTCACCGAAAGAGACCGAAATCGATTAGTTCGAATAATGGAACCTAAACTTAAATACTTTATTTGGAAGTTCTTTAACGATAAGGACGAAACCGAAGAAGTATTACATAATACGTTCTTTAAGATATTCAAATCGCTTGATAGTTATAATCCAAAATACAGATTTACAACTTGGATCTATACTATTGCCAGAAATGAATCTCTACTGCATTTGCATAAACTTAAACAGCAAATGACCACTGATATTGATAAAATTGGAAATTCTCTATTTTTAGTCGATGACAGTCGAGATAATTTGGAAAAAGAGAATTCTTTGGAAAATCTTTATACTGCGACTATGCTTGCAATTGAGGAGATGCCAGAGTCTTTAGAAAAATCTATCTTAATTGATAAAGAGCTAAATAAGATGAAGGGCGCTGATATTGCAGACAAATACGATATGAATCTCAATACAGTTAAAACTAAAATCAGAAAAGCACGTAAAATATTAAAAGACTCAGTTTTGGAAAGTAATCCTGAACTGGTAGAAAAAATAAAGGACCTTTTCTAATGAAATACTTAAATCCACTAGTTTTTATTACTAAACTAATTGCTCTAATTAAGGAATTGGTTATATTTAGACGATATCTAGGTATACTGTCTGAATTAGATAAAAACGGCGAGCTTGATAAGCTAAACTTGCGAAAAACCCGATTAGGCCGTCTATACTATGTTAAAAATCTTCAGCCAGAAGTATTATTAAATACAGACGATCTTAAAGGCTTTGAAATAATGCAGGTCAAAGAATCCCTAGCTGATTATAATGATCCAATTACTCGACTTGGAATTATCGATTTTGTTAAAACCGGATTTCGTCGAATTAAAACACCTGAAGTATACGCATATTTAGTATGGATGGAGTTTGATTTTAAACAGCTTACACTAGACAGAATTTTATATTTAGTGTTCTATCCGATTGCAGCATTTTTTGTAATTTCGCTTGCAGTTTTACCAGCGGTTGGCTATGTGGAGTGGTCACAGATTTGGCAAACACTAAATTCCAAATAAATAATCGTATCAAATAATCTTAAATTATGAATAAAGTAGAACAATTTTTACAGAAAAACGGATTAAAGGTAGTAATATTTTTATTAATTTTAACCTATATGAAATCTTGCGGAGTAGACCGTGAAGTTACTAAAATTAAAAAGCAATTAACTACACTAGATTCGCTAGCAACAAAAAAGGACCTTGAAATTGAGGGTCTTAAAGCCGAAAAACGCATGATTCAGGCAACTGACCGAAAAATGCTAGACGTTCAGCGCCAATCTGAAATTGATGCTGAATTGAAAAAACTTGGTGCAAAATAATGAAAAATAAAGCAACCCATTACTTTATAATTGGTTCTTTTGTTACTCTATATCTTTTAGTATCAATTATTTCAACGATTCACGTAATCGACTTTTTTAAATTATCAAATCCTACGTGGTTAGCAGTTTCTCTTGCAATTGGTTTTGAAGTTGGTGCAGCTGCATCCCTAGCATCTCTTATTATTTTAGAAAAAATGAATAAAGGTATTGTTTGGGGACTTTTTATTCTTTTAACTGCAATGCAGGCAATGGGAAATACCTATTATGCATTTTCTCATCTTGAAAATTTTACGGGCTGGATTGAACTGTTTGGACTTCAAGAAGAAGACTTAATTTATCAAAAGAGAATACTTGCAATTATTTCAGGTGCAGTTTTACCGGTGGTTGCACTAGGTTTCATTAAATCTCTAGTTGACTATATTAAACCTACACCAGATCCTATTCAAACTGAACCTATTGTAGAAGAGCCAATTATAGAAGAACCAATATTGGAACCAGTTGGACCAATTGTCCAAGAAAGCGTCCAAGCCGAGACTCCCAGCAAAGCTCCAAAAGTTAAAAAAAAGACTCAAGTGACCCAGGAAAAATCTACTGGACCAATTGAAGTTGACTTAACTAAGCCCAAACACATAGATTTACTTGAAATTCCAGACCGAGATACCAGAAGACTTTCGGCAGATGAAAGAATTTCACGAGGAATTGTCTCGTAAATCGAAGGTAAATAATAAAAAGAACTTCGGCTAATGTCTTACATTAAATTTAAAGGTGATCCAAGCTATAAAAGAGTCAATTCTGGCATGGCTAAACTATGTGACCCAGTGCCTGTCAAAAAGTCAGTTCGACTTATTGATAACTGTTTTTCAATTGTAGACAAAAATGTTAGTCAAGCAGATCTTTGCGACTTTGGTAAACTGGCATATCCAGCAGATTCTTATGTTAAACAGGAATTAGAAATATGTCAAGGCGAAAACGTTATTGTTTTTGGTAATAATTTAGTTGGCGGAACTACCGCAACTTCTTCAACTACTCTTAATAGTACTGCTGTGGTTACGGCTTCAGTTAATGCATTAATCAGAATCGGTAGCACGGTTTCCGGTAGCGGAATTGCTGATGGAACTACCGTTACTGCAGTTAATGGAACAGCTATAACTTTATCTAAGGCTGCTACTGCAACCAATGCAAGTGTAGTATTAACCTTTGTTGAAGTTTTAAATCCAAACAAAGCTTACGTAAAAGGGGTAATTATCTATGTAAATTATCCTACACTAGATGAAGATGGTGCAGAAATTAATCCTTCTGAATATATGTTAACAGGATCTATTTCGTCAATTTTTTCAAATGGTGGAAATAGGTCAAGCCTATATGTACTTTGCGCCAGAGGCAACAACTGATCCAACTAAGATTATAAACACTTTAACTTTATTAAACCCAAGTTCAAAATTCAGTGTTAAAGTTAGCGTCTTATTAATTAAGACAAAAACTGACGTTGACCCAAATAATTGTGATTGCTAATGAGACCAGTAATGTCATATGGACAAAAGAATAACTTTATAAGCAGTATTCCATTTCAAGGAAGAGGCGATTTTGGTTTTGTTGCATCTCAATCAAATTTTACTCCAGGTATTACAATTAAATTATTACCACTGGCAGATCTTTCGTTACCACAAGAGGTTGAGATTTCAGAGTTTGACCAACTGGTAAATGATTTAAATGACCAATTTAGACTAGGAAAAAGACTTAGTGGCGTTGAAGTAAACACTCAACATCAAAAAGGCGGTTCTAACAAGATATTTGGTAGATTTATGGGATTTGAACTTGATAGAAAACACCAGGTTATTAGAGCATTTATTAGAGACTCTATTTCTAATAAAAGGGTTGAAGTTTATCCTGCCTCGCTAATGACAGTTAACGAAGCTACATCCCATCACACAAAAACTTTTATGCAGTTTTTAATACAAGATTAGAAAGGTCTGTATTAATATAATGCAAGAAATCGATCCAATTAAGGCCCAAGAATACTTAGACACAAGAGACCAAGAGTCTGGTGTTAACACAGTAGCGACCGCGCCTAAATCAAAAACCAAAAAGAAAGAATCACTTTCTCAACCCAATGAACTAGGTTGGAAAAACATTCCATTGGAAAATCTTCCAAGTAAAGGAAAATTCTATTTAGATAATTTTAGTCTAGCTATTAGATCAGCGACTGTTGCTGAAGTTAGACACTGGTCAACAATTGATGAAACTGATATGCTTTCAATTGATGATCAATTAAACTATATTTTAGAGCGTTGCGCTGAAATTAGAATAGATGAAGAGGAAGTTTCATGGAAAGAACTTTTAGAAATTGATAGATTTTTTATCATATTTAAAATTCAAGAACTAACCTTTCCAAATGGTGAAAATCAATTACCACATAGATTTGAATGCTCATGCTCAGAACCTAAATATTCTGAAAAACTTCCAATTGAAAGTTCAATGCTTAGAATATTTGATTTTCCAGAAGAACTTGATCAATTTTATTCGCCAGAGGATCGTGCGTATGTAATTAAATCAGAAAAAATGAATGCTGAGTTTAATCTATACTTACCAACTCTAGGTACAATGAATAGACTTAGAGAAATTATTATAGAATTAACTGCTAAGGGATTGGAAGTAGATAAAGCCTTTATTAAAGTGGTTCCATATTTAATTGGTAATTGGGAATCTTTAAATATTTCAACCTATTCTGCGCTAAATCAGGATTCTTTAACTTGGAATATTCCAAAGTTTACGTTTATTTCAAAGTTTGCAGATGAAATACAAAAATCTAAAAAACAGTTACTTAAAGCAGATTGTCCAAATTGTGAATCTAAAATAGACTCACGAATTTTTTTGGACTCCAGCTTCACTGTCAAAGATCTTTTCCTTATTTCAACTGGATTTAGTGAACTTGTTTGAAACTAACAAGTTCTTGGCGGTGAAGCTGAATCAATCACTAGATGTATTGTACAGTCTTCCATTTTATGAATATTCAATTTACCTTACTATAACAAATAAACAAATTTCTGAAAATAACTCAAGGATTGAATCTGAGCTCGACTCAGGACCTCCAATTTTACCTAGAAGAATGACGTAACCGATTTTCTAGAAATTTTCAATAAATAACAAAAAGCAAATCGGATGGAAATTTTTATAGATCTTGCTAAAATTGCTGGCGGTCAACCTGAATCTACTCTTCCTGGAATAGATTTAAACCTGTCCGGTCTAGTTAATTTTAATAAAGTCGAAACCTCGCCTGGAATTATACAAAATCAACTCAAGAATGAGCCAGAATTAATTTCTCCTGGATTCAATCCAATTGAATATTTTGGACAAATTCAAGCAGAATTCGATAAAATTAGAGCGGCCCAAGCATCATTTTCAGTTAAAGACGATGTTAAGACTTTCCAGGCAGCTCAGCAAAATTCAAATACTGCATTGGATCCAATGGCAGCCTATTTGGAGCAAAGATTTAATAAAATTGAAACTATTGCAACAAACAATTCTGAATTAAGAGAATTAATACAGGGGACTTCCGACAACAAATTAACAGAAATCCAGACGATAGTAAACAGTCCACTTAACCAGGTTGCTGCTATAGAAAAGGAAAGTTCAGTTAATTCAATAACTGATACTATAAACAATTTAGTTGAGATATTAACTGACAAAACTCAAACTACATTAATTCAAGAACCTGCTCTTTCTGCAAATACTAAAGAACTTTCATCATCAGAGGAGACTAATATTAATCAAATGTCTCAAAGTATATCAAGTTTATCTGATACAATTTCGAACTTTGCAACAACCATTATTAATGGTGGAACCCAGTCTACAGTAAATCAATTTAGTTCTACTACTCAAAACCTAGCTGAACCAAAAAAGGAGCTTCTTCCAATTACAAAAGAAACAGTTAAACCGGATTTTGCCGCAGCTTCCTTGTCTACTTTACAAGATTTAGCCGCGATGGGTTCATCTAATGTAAATAATTTATTAACTAATTCAAATTCGCAAATTAATAATACAACAAATTTAGTTAATCCAAACCAAGCCGGACCTAATGTGATGAGCTCGGGTCAAACCGAGGAATCTTCTCAAAATCAAGTAGTTATTGCCGGCGGATCCGAGGGTATTTCATCAATATACCTTTTACAGATGTTAAACCTAATGAAATCTGGGCAGCTTAGAGTTAAAATACAATAATATGGAAATACCAGTTAAAATTAAAAACGAGGCAAAAAACATTCTTTCAGAATATTCTCAAATATTTGGAGAGTTAGAACGTCTTGAAATGATGGCATCAAGCCTAGAATTACAAAAAGACCTATTATTAAGCAGGTTAGAGTCGCTGAGAGATCGCGAACGCATGCTAATAGATAATATAGGAGAAGTTGATAATAAGATCACACTAAGCGAGCTTTTATCATAACCAAAAAATTAGTATAGAGCAAGAATGCAATCTAGATTTATTAAGTTAACGGAATACTGTCTGCTAGAGTATCAATACGAATCTCTATCACCATCTAGTCCAATCCTAATAACTTCGCCGTTTTATAAGTTAAAAACGGGCGAAAACGAAATATTTTTGTATAACCCAGATTCTGCTCTATATGAAACTGGAAATACTAAAGATTTAACTGTAATTCCAACTTCGACCAATGGTGGTCGATTTGTCTATCTTGACTCAGAAAACAGTCCAAATTATACTGAATACGAAACAACCCTTAATGAAACAGTTGTTCCAGGCGGATCGATTATTGCAGATCGCGCTAGATTCTATATTGCATCAGGTTTCCAATTCACAGAATTTACAAATATGGTCTTATCGGTTAGACAAGACATGAATGACGGCAATGCTTTAATTTTAGCAAATATTCTATTAAATGCTACAACAATTGGAAATATTCTACTCTATACAACTAGACCATTTATTATTGGTAATACTCTATACGATCGATATATTGATATAATTATTCCATCAATAAAAAATATAGATGAGGACTTTTATACTTCCCCAAACCAGGCAAATACATTTGAATATCAAATAACTAATGGTGTTGGATTAGTTAAGAATAACCCAATTACTATAAACTTATTTGAATGTGCATTTGGTCCAGATCTAAGAACAGCTGATGAGATTTATACAACCGTTGATATTACACGTTCTTATAACGCTCAAATTTCTCAAGCAAACGATTTTGATTTAGTTGGTGCAAAAATTAGAGAAGCTTCAGATGGAGACTACTTAGAGTTTTTTGCAACTTGGAATCAAGGTTTTCCGGAAGAATTTATTGGAATTCTTGAGAAAAGATCAGGTCAAAGCTGGATAATTTTCCATCAACTTACAAGATTAGAACAAATTGGTTCAAGTTTTGTTCAAAGTGGAGAGGCAACATTTTTCCAAGAAACCAACTTTGATGAGCCGTTAATTTACAGACCAATTCTTAAAAATGCAAATGAGGCTGTTACAATGGCAGTCGACTATTCAGTTAGACTTGTAAATAGAGTAACTAACGAACAAATTATTAGAACTGCTTCACTAACCGTAGTTAACCCAAACAAATATGGAAAATCTCTACTTAAGTTAGATTTAGCAGACAAACCTAATTCATATAAAATTTCAAATATTGTCGTAAAGAAATTAACAGACGGTTTTCAGGTTTATAATGATCCAGCAATGGTTAAAGCTGCAGCTGCCCCAGCGCCAACTACGACTGCGGTAGTTGAGCCAACTGTTATAACTAATACAGTTACTCAATATGTTCCAGTATTTTATCAACAAAATACAGTCGCGGTTTCTCAAATTAGCCACTTAATTAGAACTGGAAAAACGACAGATCTAGCATTTGGCCAAGGCAAATTATCGATTGCAGTAACACCATTTGATAATACGTTTAAGTTTCAGGTAAAAACTGAATCGACTTCTAACCAAGGAACAGTTAAACTAAATAATATGGATCTAACTCAATTTAGTGGATTTGAATTAGTGTTTGGCTCAGCTTCTTCTAAGATAAGTATTGCTAATGTTACAGACCAAGCTCAAGTTAACTCAAATCTTGGTGAAATTCTTTTTAAAGTTGATGCAACTACAACCTCAAAGATTCAAAACTTGGATGACCCTAAATTCTATATTGTTACCGTTGGAAAAGACGGCAGTCGATCCGCTCTATACACCGGAAAATGGTATAAATCTGATGATGTTACTAAAGCAGCCGATGATAATTCAGCAGAATTAGCAGTTGCTAAAAAACAGGTAGATTTAGCCGATACCGTAGCGTCTCTTCAAGAAAGAATAGGTCAACTTGAAACAGAAAACGCTAACTTAAGAAATGCTACTGTTAATATAAAAGTTTCTCAACCAGCCGGCTCAGTAGTTGACACTGGCGTAACTGATAATCCAATTACATTAACCAGACCAGTTTCAGGATATGGTAAGATGAAATATGGTAAGAACTTTGGTAGACCAGGATCTGGCGGAATGTTTATTGAAGATGCTACACAGACTCAATTCTAATCAATTACCTTAATCCAGTGAATCGCTATATAAGGCACAGATAAATAATAAAAAATAGATCGTCTATAATGAACGACTTAACAAAAAACTTAATCAAAGAATTAAAAGCAGCTCACGCTGTATCTGAAAGCAGAATGCTACAGATGTTCGTCGCTGGCCTTGAAGCCAACGTTAATGCTTCTGGTAACATCGAGCAAGCGCTAGTCGATCTAGCTGAAGTTAGTGAAAAGCTACAAAATACTGAACTTGATGCTATCGTTAAGAAATTTAACGAAATGTCAAATACTCCAGCTAAAAAGTTAAAAATGATTGAAAATGGTGCAGCAGTTCTTCCAAAGATTGCACAAATCAAAGAATCTGCAGCATACGCAGATCCTATCTTTAAAACTGTAGTTGCTGGCCTTGAAAAATATGCAATGGTAAATCCTGAGCCAATCATTATTGAATCAGTTATTGCAAAACTTAAACCATTTTCATTTGACTCGACTGTTAAATCAGTAGTATCAGATTTAACTACTTACGTAGAAGAAAATCGTGCAACACTTGCAATCTTTAATACTATTGCAGATTTAAAGAAAGCGCCTAATGCTTACTATGCTCAAGTTTGCGAAAAATTAGAAGGAGCAATTCTTGAAGGTAGAACTTCAGTTGATGCCTTAACTATGATTTTAGCTGAAGCTACTGCTCAACCAGTTATTAAAAATATTCTTAATAAACTTTCACAGTTTGAATCAACTAAAATTAATCCAGTAGTTGGAGTTTATACTAGAACTGCAAACGGAGTTAGAGTTTTAATTGAGAATCATATTATTGATATGAACGATGAAGAAGAAGCCGAAATGGTTCCTTTCTCATCTCTTCCACAAGAAGACGAGTTTACTCAAACTGCAAAAGCTTACACTGATTTAGGTTTTAAACCTACTGAACATGGTGTTGAAGCTAAAGGTAAAGCAAATACTATTGCATTTAAAGTTTCTCCAGAAGGTGAAGTTTCATTTGAAATCAATGGTAAAGTTGCAGAAGACTTAAATAGCTCTGAAATTTACAAAACTTTAGTTGTTGAAACTATTTCATTTAAGCAAAATGTTGCAAAGATTTTAGAAAATGCAAACATGATTGCTCAATTTGAATTTGTTCAAAGATTTGTTACTGAAGGCGCACAAAGCTATGCAATCAATACTGATAAAGCTGGTATTTTTGTTTTAGACAGACAAGGTCTTAAGAAATACGATACATTAGGTTTCCACAAATATGTTGCTGAGACTTTTAAATATGATGTAAGTGATCTTTTTGCAATTCAACTTTCCGAAAGACAAGAATTTATTAAGAGTGTTAACGAAAGAAAAGCGGTAATCCAATCTGATATTGCTAAATTAGAAGAGTCAATCGCTCAATTAGATTCAGTAATTGAAGATGCTGACGAAGAAACTCAAGATCAATTAGAAACTCTTAAACATACTATTAATTCAAGTATAGTAGGTCTTAAAGATGAGTATCTTTCACTAGATGATAGTTTAGAAACAGATCCTATGCTAGGTTCAAACGGTACTAAATATACAGTAGGTCAAAGTGTAATGCACAATGGCGAACCAGTTGAAATTAGCGGAGTTACTGCAGATGGTTTATACCAATTAAGCAATGGCGAAACCGTTAAAGAAGACGAGATCCTGCCAGAAGTTGAAACTATGTAATTTTTTAATATTTTAAATATTTTTAGAGCCCGAGGTAACTCGGGCTTTTTTATTAGTATAATATTCTAAACATACTTAAAGTAGTAACATGGCAAAACAGAAAACAGCAGACGTATTGATTAGTCTAGAAGAAGCTAGAGAACGCGGACTCCTAATCCATACTAAAAAAGACACACCGTATTTTAATTACAGTTTATTTGTACGTTCAGAAGATGAAGTTAAATACAATATTAATCAAAACATCAGTAAAACTGCTACAGGCGGGGAATACTTTAGTCCATTATTTAGAACCGATTGGAATACTAATGGTCATCAATTTCAACTAGAAGATTTAGACCAAGAGGACGTGTGGTTAGATGCAGGCGGACACATTGGAGTTTTTGCAACCCGTCTCCTAACGCAATTTCCAAGAATTAAGAAAGTTTTATCTTATGAACCTTTTCGTAATAATATCGAGTTTGCTGAACTTAATCTAGGCGAAAATGGAGTAGCTGATCGTTGCGAAATGATTGAAGCTGCACTTGTACCAAATGATGATACAAAGAATGTGGACTTCTTTTTAGCTTGGGATTCAGGTAAACACTCACTACTTCCAGTTAGAGGTCGTACTCAGGTAACAGTTCCTGCTAAAAACTTTAGCGAAGCACTTAAAGAAGCAACTTGTTTAAAAATGGATGTGGAAGGTGCTGAATATGACCTAATTAAATCTGTAGAAGATTGGTCAAATATCCGAATTGCAATTATAGAATACCATTTCCACTATCGTAACCTTTCTAAAGGTAGAGTTGAGAAATTTAACGAAATCTTAGATATTTTTAAAGAAAACTTTGACGATATCTATGTATGCCCAAATGTTGAAAATACTAAAACTTGGATTACTCACTTTGCAGCAGTAAAGCGCAGCTAATCTAAGTTTGATCTAGACCTACAGGCCGAGGAAACTCGGCCTTTTTTGTAATCTTATGATGAAACTATTGTATAATAAAAATATGAATACCCCAGCTGCATTATATGCATATTTTGGATATCTAGGAGATTTTTCAACAGATATTCCAGGTCACACATTTTATCAACTTGGTCTAATTGATCAATTATGTCTTTCTCATCATGTAGATAAAGTCGATTTTTATTCCTACTTATCGCACGATTCGATTGGAGCAGAGCAAAAATCTCCAATTTGGCCAAAAAGTCCAATTACCCCAGTTTTTGAAAGGTTTACTAAAGAAAGAATCCGGTCCTATAATCTAGGCTTTGCCAAAATTATGGAAAATATTGAAAAGGGCCGATACGAAAAAATATTCTTAAAAGCCAGATTTAGAAATCTTTCGACTTTAACTAAACAATTAACTGATGCTAAGCAATTTGAATTAATTATTACGGCTGCAATCCAAAGCGGCCAAGCTAATAAAGTTGTAATCCTAGATACAGATCTTTCGCTAGAGCCAGAGTTTGTAGAATTTTGCAAATCTCAAGGAATCTCATTTGAAATCCCATCGATAGATTATCCAAATGTATCAAAGGATTTTATTAAAGCCTGTGAAAAAGTTTGGTTAGAAGAAACTGACAGATTTGAAAGAAATAATAAAGTTTTCTATTATGGAAATATTTCATTTGGCAACTATAAAGCCGGTCATGCAAAAAATCCAATAGTAGTTGATTCGATTAAAACTGCAGCAGATTTTAAATCATTTACTGGTAAAAAATACGAAGTCTCCGTTGCAGGTAAATTAGATCAGGGTATTGCAGCAGACTTTAGCGAAAAACATGTGGGGCTAATCAACAGATTTGATCGTGTTGATATTTGGAATGAATATGCAAGTTCCACAATAAGCTTGAATATCTCAAAGGATTTATATGTTGACCGTGGATTCTTTCCAGCCAGGGTATACGAAAGTCTTATTTTTGGAGCAATTCCGGTATCTTATAAGGATTATCGAATCCATGAAGCTCTTGGGTTTACGGATTTGCCCAAACTTGAGGAGATCTTAGCCTTTTTTAAAGACTCAGGCCCGTCTGATCGAGCTTCAATCTATTCTAAGTGTATTTCAAATCTGTTTCCATTTAGATAAATAAAGAAAAATGGCCTTACTATTAAATGGCATCAAAATATATTTTAAGCAGAGATCAGTTTTTAGTTAATGAATCTGTTGAATTACAACCAATCCAAGCATTCTTAAATGAGATTGGACCAGGGTTAATGGAACTACTTGACACGGTTAAACCAGTATTACCTGAATCTGTGTCGGATGAATTTATTGAAAATTCTCAAAAATATTCAATTGAGTTAGATTCAATTGGGTTTAAAGATGACTCCAAACTAGAGCATATATTATATGCAATGGGAACAACCGGAGTAACTCTTTTTACCGAATCTAATTTTCAAATACAGTCTGTTGTAGATCAATACTATGCAGTAAACGAAGCTGTTATTGATACACTACGTTCAATTTGGAACGCATTGACTGAAGATGGTTCCCCAATGGGAATTCTGCATCTACTTTTAGATATTATTGGATTTATTCCTGGTGCATGGGTTGGATTTCCAATCGATGTTGTTGCAGATGGTTTAAACGCATTAATCTACTTATTTGAAGGTCAGTATGGATCAGCTTTAATTAGTGCGATTGCAGCAGCTATTCCTGGAATTGGAGACTTTGCAAAAACTCTAAAGGTTGCAAAGGGTTTTAGAAACATAAACAAATTAGCTGAGGTTGCCTTCAAAACTGGAAAGGCTGATAAAGCTTTAGTTAGAACTTTAGCAAAACAAGATCCAGGAACTCTTAGTAAATTTTTAGATTTAGTTAAGGGTGCAAAACCAGTAGTTGGATTCTTCGCAAGCCTTGCAAAAGGAATTGGCCGTGGTATCGAAGCACTTCTTAGAACTTGGCCAATTAGTATATTATTTGGTGGAATTGGAAAAGCATTGGGAAAATGGCTAGATGACGCAGTTGAGCCAATTACTAAAAATCTAGATTCTGCAATTGATGATATTAATTTAATTTCAAAGGGATCTGACGATATTACAGCTGCAATCAAAACAGGTGATGCTTCTAAGGTTGCAGATACTACTACGAAAGTAGTTGATATTACTAAAATGGATGGTACTATCGTTAAAAATACTGAACTATCTGACGCAATTACAAGTCAATTAGCTGCGGCCAAAGCCTCAGGTAATGTAGCTGAAGTAAAAAGAATTGAAGATTTGCTTCAAACTAGAATAGAAAAGGGATTGCCTGGAGCAGGTCAGTTTGTAAAGAATGGTCGCTTAATTGATATTGTGCAATCTAATATTAAAATTTCAGACGATCTTCTTAAGAATCCAAAGGAACTTCAAAAATTCTTAGAAGAAGGTTACGATGAATATGTTGAAACCTGGATGCAAGTACAAAAAGTTAAAGGCGTTCCAGTTACAGCCAGCGATTTAAATAAAATAAAAGAGATGCGAACGCTTTGGATCGAAGGTCGAAAAGCCGAAGCTCTATTTGCTGGAGTAAAAAAACTTGATGATATTCCAGCTGATGAATTAATCAAATTAACTGGAAATGCTGCCGAAATTTCAACAACAAAGGGCGCTAACTTTAGTGCTCGACTAATTGATGAAATATCAGACGATCCTATTAAATTAAGTAAATTCTTTAATGGTATTTTGGCCAATCCAAAAACTCTTGCTAAATTAGAAGAAGCTGGGCCTAGAGTTGCTGATATGTATAGATTATTTGCAAAAAATCCAAAAGTATACGTAGATATTGCACGTTCTGGGTCAAATGCAGTTAAACACTTTGAGGAAATTGCAAAAATTGGAGGTAAATGGTCGCAAGCGGTTAGAGGAAGTCGTCTATTTAGAAACAAACTTATTATTTTAAAGAATCTAGTCGGCGCTCCATTAAGATGCCCAATTGCATCGTTAGGTCAAGGTAATGTTGGTGGAATTGATGCACTACTTGGAAAATTTTCACCAAAGGTTCCTAAGTTAGAATCAACTAAATTTATTTTATCTAGAAATCAATTTTTATTAGAAGAAGAATCTGCTGATCCTGGAAAAACTTCAGTTTCTGCTGAACTAGACCAACAACTTAATGCATTAAAAACCAAATCAACCGGTGAAAGGCATGCTGTACTTGGCCCATTGAGTTATGTTGATGTTTGCCAAAGTCATATTAATAAAGTTGCAGATGATTTAGCAATGACCGCAACCTTTCCTGCAAAAGATAGTACATACTCTAACAATATAACTGATCCAAAATACGTTGCAGCCGGTGTTGCAAGTGAAGCTGCAATTGAAAATCAAGAAGCAGTTGACAATACACTAAAGCAGTTTGGAATAGATTCTCCAATTTCTTCTGCTGGCATGATGGTAAACTTACCAAGCGATGCTACTGTAGTAGAAGTTGCTGAAGAAAGAATTAATGGTGACGCTGCATATGGCGGATTATGGTTTATGTTAGGTGCAGTAATGACTAATGATATTCCATACTCTGATATAAAATCTAAGATTAAATCGGCCCTTGCTGAATACGAATCTAGATACAAACGAACCGTTGGTAATACTAAAACAACTGGAGATATAAGTTTCTATCCGGCTCCAGTTGAAGTTGACTATATTAAAAATCAACTTAGAATGCTTGAAGAGGATCCTTCACACGAACCGAGATTTTTTGGACCGGGTGTATCTTCATCTGATTTAATGAAAATGTTTTAATTTATAAATGAAAAAATTTCACACACTAAAGGGTCTATTTGAACAAGAGGCAGCCGATGCTCCAAAGATTAAAATTAAAATCACTGGAACAACGACCGCTCCAGATGAACGAACTGCAATTAAGTGGTCATATCAATATGGATGGCCTCTAACTCAACCTAATTTGGGATCAATTCAAGAGTTCACAAAAGCTTTTGCTGCATCAACTGAAAAGGACGCAGAAACTGTTAAAAATGCCATATTAAATAGCGACCAAGGAGGAGTAGTTGGTGTTACAAGGGATCCTGGAAATACAGTAAATAAAAGACTATTTGGAAAAGATTTAGCGGAAGCCGTTGGCTTCATCTATCTACTTAATCCAGATATTATCAATGAAAAATCTGTTCCTGCTAATAAACAATTAGCAAAAATTGCAGAAAGATTTACCTTTATTGTTGATAAGGATATTGAAAAATATTTGGCCGCTGATGGACAGGATGATGACGAAATACCAAGTAATAACAGAAATGCACTAAGTACTGACGACAGTGATGGTACTTCTACCATAAAAGCTGCTGCATTTTTACAAAAAGATGGAGACGCTTATTCATGGTATAACGACGGCGTAAATATTATAGGTAACTATATTACTCCAATTCAAGGAAAAATTGGATCTAGTGAAATTATAATGAATCAGTCGGCGCCAATTGTATCAATATTTTGGACCTTTATTAGTAAGTTGCCAGGCGGACTTAGCACGCCAATGCCATCTGGCCTTGCAAGTACAACCTTTGATGGAGGTTTACAGGATGCCATAAAAATTTTATTGGCCAAGTCCGATGAATATGATGGTAACTATGCACCAGATACAGTTGATACTACTAAATTAAATAGAAATCTTTTTGCAACTCTAGTCGAAGCTTTAATTGTGATAGGACTAAACAATAGCATTACTGCGTCTAACGTTGAAAACGAGGTATTACCGGCAAGTTACAAAGCTCCGCTTGATGAAGCGTTAGCAACAGCAAAAGGTGTTACCGGTTCTAGTTCCACAGCAGGCTCTTCGGCTGGATCGGCTTCTGCTAGTGCAGCTACTGGAACATTCGATGGAACTTCTGTAAATGATGAAATGGAATTAGCTAAAATTATATCTGGCGTTATGGCAACGGCAACTCCGCCAAAAACTCTAGATACTCTAGATAAAGTTAAGGCTGAATACAATTCAAATTTTGGAGCAACTGCCTGGGCAGATACTGTAAAAACTTTACCTTGGAAAAACAATACAACATACAATAATTCAAATTTCAAAAATGTTCAATATTCCGCGATCGAAAAAGACACCGGGATTTATAAGGACCAAACTGTGGCTGGATTTAAAAAAATGTTCGATGCATCAGTGTTAAAATAAATATTAAAAGAATAAACTTATGAAAATTATTAAAAGTTATAAAGATCTTATATTTGAACAGGGAGGATTAAGAAAAGCCCCTAGCAATTCTACTCAACCTCCGCAAAGGCGTACGACTACCCAAACGCGTACGAATACCCAAACACAAACACAGACGAATACTCCACCTGCTAAAACTAAAATAAGCCAAGAGGATTACGTTAACAAGGTTAAAGCCCTTGATGGATTTGCTCTGTATTTTACTAATATTATCAAGTCTCTTGTTGTATATGATTCAAATTCAATGGCAGATTGCGATGGGTGGCTGGATGATAGTGAATCGTGTTATTGGAATGCTATTTGGAAAAAAATTGAAATGTCAGGAACCCTAGCAGTTAAGGATAAATTTAAGCAGGCAATTATAGATTTTAAGAAACTAATCACCGATCAAACTGCACCAGATGTTGAACATGCTAAGCTTGTAGCAAAGAGAGCGGAACATAATTTTTATGAAGCGTCCCGAATGCTTATGAAAGATAGCAACAAAGCCACGCCGGGCGATAAGGGTTTGACAGGAGAAAGATCAGAGACTGTACGCGGAATGGTTATGAAAGCTATTAATACAGACGATCACAATTTTAGATGGAGCATGTATTATACATATAGTCCGGTTACGCCATATGGAGGAGGAACTGCTGTTAATGTTGCTCTAGTTCAATCAGACAAAATAGATTGTGATTTTTAATTTATGTTAATAGTAGACGTTAAAGGCGCGGATTCAATTGAGCGCGCTCTTAAAATACTCAAACGAAAAACTATTGACACTAAACAAACGCAAATCTTACGCGACCGTAAAGAATTTGTAAAGCCTAGTGTTAAGAGACGATCTGAAATTAATAAAGCAAAGTATATTCAAAAAAAGAGGGATGCAGATAATAAATGATTTTCACATTCACAGACTATTTAGCAGAAAGCGAAAAGCAGCTTGAAATTCGAGCTGCCGGCTTAGCTATTATCTGGGAAGGTAAACTTTTATTAATTCATCCATCTGATGCAAGTTGGAAAAATCAACCGTTTGGAATTCCTAAAGGTGGAATTGAAGAAGGCGAAGATCTTCTAACTTGTGCAATTCGTGAGACACGGGAAGAGACCGGGGTTACGGTAGATCTAGAACTAATTGATAAAAATGAAAAATATTTTGTATTTTACCGTCGCGGTATTCCTCACAGTCGCTGCGCTTACTTTGAAGTACACATTGAGAGTCTTGAACAAATTGGCCTCGATTCGCCTAAATTACCTAAAGAACAATTACAAGCCGAGGAGGTAGACTGGGCTGGATTTATTCCATTTCAAGAAGCTGTTAATAAATTATCAAGGTCTCAACAGATAATTGCTCAGCGTTTGATTGAAACTATCGAATAGAGTTTGGTATAATATCTTAACAAAACAAAGATATTTATGTCAAACGAAACTGTAACTCAAGAAGAGCAAATTTTAGAACCAGTTGATCAAATCACTGATGCATCGCCAGAGGTTGAAGCGCCTCAACAAGAATTATCCGAAATCGAAACACTTAAAAACCAAAGACGTGGTCATTTTGATGTTCCATCAATGACACAAGACGATCTTAAGTGGTTGAGAAATTTCTTAAAAAACAATGTTGAATTTACTGGACCTAACGAAGCTTTCGTTATTCTACAGAATCATAACATGTTATTGGGAGAAATTGAAAACCATAAAGGCGAAGGTAAAAACTCTGAGGCTAGTCCAGTTAGACTTCCTGCTGCATGTATCGAATCTTGCCTGTATTTCTTAAACCGTGCAAAATTCACAGGTTTACACAATGCACAAGCACTATTCAAAGTTTCTTTTCAATTAAACAGTGCCTACTCTAAAGTTCACGAGATTGACAAAGCAATTAAAACTTTGGAAACTCCAGCTGAGGCTCCGCAAACTGAAGAAACTCCCGCCTAATTAATTGGCGTCTTTTTATATAGCTAAAGGAGACCTTTTTGGTCTCCTTTTTTGTATAATATGTATATGAACAATCTTAAATCAATCCAGGACTTTATTGAGGCAATGAATGTAACTTCATCGACCAATGATAAAAAAGCAGTCCTTCAGCAATTTAGTAGCCCATACCTTAAAAAGATTTTAGAGTACACTTATTCTCCATTTAAGCAGTATTATGTTACGCCAGCTAATCTAAAAAAACATTCAGAATTATTAACCCAGGGATATATTGATATATTCTCTCTTCTAGATGACCTGAATGACAGGCGTATCACTGGCAACACTGCAATCGCCTATGTGAATGGAT